ATCAACCACGTCGCCCATAATGGCGTGTTGGCCTTGGGAGTAAGACCAAAACTGAATAACTGATGTTCCGTTGGTGCCGTGCCTAACCCTAACTGTTCTCATGGCATTTGGGGTTCCAGTAGCAGACTCCCAGCTTACAATCCTATCCTTTGGAACCAGCCCACCAGAAAACCCATCAGCCTGCGAATACTCACCAAACAACGCCTTTTGCAGGAGGTCGCGGGTTTTCTCCATTGAGTAACCCAAGCCCCAGCACATCGGAGCAAAGCCAAACCTATAGCCCTCCCAATCCAGCGGGTAATCACCCAACAGGTGGAAAGCATCAATCGTGGTTCCAGTATACGTTTTGCCAATTTGATTGGCCGCACACAAACAGCACTCGTGGTAATCCGTTGTTTTGCGGGCAAACTCTTTTTGCCAATCGTAAAACCCCGCATATTGCCTCAGATGCAGGGTTTGCGCCTTCCTTCTCTGCTTTTCCTCTAGCAGTTGGATATATTCTATCTTCTCTTTTCGGTTCAAAAGGAACGCTCGTTCTAATAAATCACTTACCTATACCCCCACTTTCCGGGATTTTTAAGCAACTATGTTCTAATCCTCGCCTCCATTCTGGAGTTGAACTAAACGCCTGTCTAGCTCTTCGTCGCTCATATCGGTGACTCTAAGGTGACCAGAGTGTACCTGCTCCACTCTATCGCCGTACTTCTTGGGTTTTTTCTTGCTGGCAGACCACTTAATCAAATCCGCAGCAACCCTGGCCTGCTGAGGCTCAAGCTTTCCATCCAGCACCTTTTCGGCTATATCGTCGATTTTATCCTGATCCGCATCCCCTGACTCCTCTTTTGCACGTGCGTATTTATCACAAAAGTCTGGATAAATCCTAAACCACCTAAAAATAGTCTGCGTTGACGGCATATCATCATTACTACGGCATACCTTAGCCATAGAGTTGCCTTCAGATATTAGGGCGCAGAATTTATCGGCCAAGTCTTCGGAGTAGTCTGTTGGTCTACCCATTGCCATATAACTTACCCATTCTTAATGCCTACCATCTCAAACCAAATCCTGTATGCCTCAGATGGGCTGTGTGAGCTTACCACTCCAATTCCATCGCCAGAGCACATCCAGACGGATTCCCGTATTTCCTCTATTTTGTAATCAATCACAGTATCTCCTTATGTTTTAGTGGAACCCTTCAAATAAAACAGAAAACCCTTGATCTTTAAGGGTTTTTACCAGTTTTGCTCGGTTGCTAATGGCGCTATTCTTGTCTTTTGAGAAATAAGGGCGACGTATTTCGTTGAGCTTTGCCATAAATGTAAACACTGGCTCGCCGCGTACCACGCAGTCCGTTATTGGAGTGACCACACACTCCCCGCGCTCTTCGGTCATTTTTTCTTCCCCTTCTTTGCGTAGTAGGCTTTGACCTGGCTCTTTTTCATGGTTCGCCCGGTAGGGGATTTGTATTTGCCCTTATCTTTACCCTTGGTGATCTTCTTGTATGGCATTAGCAGGCCTCTCCTACTGTGAAGGTGGCGTCATTGCCGAAAAATGTTTTGGGGGTGTTATCAATGTAAGTGCCGCACACAGTCCACTCCCCAGCCTCTGTAAAATCACCAGCCTGCGTTGTAAATTCCATGTAGGTTGATGCCGCGATTGGGCCGAGATCGGGGTCAGTGACAGGTACAGCAGGGGCAGTCACCCTGGGATTCGTTATGGTTGTTTCTATGTTTGATGGGGATACAAACTTAAGGGAAAGTCCTGTGTTTCCACTCATATCAAAGCCGGTGGCGTAACGAAAGACCTTTCCAACTTCGGTTGCTTTTATGCTCATTACTCACCCTTCGAGTGCTTGGCCGTCTTTGAAGATTTTACCTCTAACCAGCAGAGGATCGTCGCTAATATCACCCATAATACCAAAAGTATCGGAAATCTCACCTTCCACCGATTCCCCTGCGCTCAAAATCTTACCCTTAGTGAGCAAAGGAAGATCATTAATTTCCCCTAGAGCCCCAAAGGATTCGTCAATATCACCAGTAACTGATTGACCAGAAAGGACTATTTTACCCTTTACTCCTTCCCCTGTCTCATCTATCAGACCAACGACAGTGAAGGAAAGATTTGCTCTACCAAAAGCGGCCCGCGTTGTATCTCCCGACTCGTTCTGGATTGCAGCAATACTGGGGAAAGGTTGAATTGATGCGCTTGTTGCATCACCAACCTCAAACTGATTAGAAAATAGCCGTCTCCCTGTTTCTGCTTCAATGGCAGCACTTTGGCTGTCCCCGGTCTCAAGAAGATTTGCAGCTATCTCGTTTATAGCCCTCAGAGACGATGACTGTATATCGCCAAATTCAACCGCATTAGCAACCAGGTTGGATGGTTGAGATAGATCGGCAGACTGGGAATCTCCCGTTTCGAGTTGATTTGCAGAGAATTCTGTGACTAATGACAAAAAAGCTGAAACAGAATCACCCCCCTCTACTACTATTGCGGAAAGGTTCGCCTTCTGCTCAGCCTCAATGGCTGCGAAGGTTATATCACCTTCTTCAAATAGTCCGGACTGGATACTTCCGATAATGGCTAGTTCAGATAATTGGCTATCACCGCTTTCAGGAAGAAATGAAGATAATTGCGCCTGGGATGCAAAAGAGGATGTTGTAGCATCTCCCAATTCTAACTGAGAGGCCGATACAGACGCGGTTTGACTCGTGCTGATAGTGGCGGCCGTTAAGTCTCCATCGTCGCTTTGTGAGGCTGACAGCGCCACCAAGACTTCAAGGGATGCCGAGCTACTATCCCCTACCTCAGATAAAGACGCAAAAACACCAACAACCGAAAGAAGTTGGGCACTACTGGAATCACCTAACTCTAGTTGGCTCGATGATATTTCGGCTGTCTGAGCGGTGCTAATTGAAGCCAGGGAAATATCACCAGATTCTGACAAACTACCTGACAGTGAGGTAATAACGCCAAAATCAGACAGTGTGGCGTCACCAAGCTCCTGCGATGCTGCTGAAATAGCTGAGGGAGACTCTATAGCAGCCCCTGTATTGTCCCCTGACTCAGATGTAGCAGAGGACAAAGAAACCAAGGAAGATAGAATAGATGACGTTACATCCCCATCTTCACTCTGAGAGGAACTGAGATTGGCCGCACTCCCGGCATCTTCGAGCGTATCAAGGTTTACTCCCCAGAACCCCGCCCATCCCGGCTGAACCTCATATTGGCCGCCGTCCTCACCCCCAGGAAGCTCTTGAACACTTGCGCCTATCTCATCATTGGCAGCAAGAGCCACAAAGCCCATAAAGTTTGCAGACCAGCCAAATGTGTCCTGTGACCCTTGGTTGTTTCGGGCATAATTCCCGTGAAAAACGTCATTATCTTCGGTGCCGTTGACCGTGGGGCGTCCTTGTGCAGTCCATCGGCTTGTTGTTGAAACTATCTCCTGGGCAGCCGATATATTGGCACCTAACAGAGCATCCATGGCAACAACTGCATCAAACGCTGTATCACTGGCGCGACTGAATGACGCCGTGTCCTCAATAGTGATTCCGGTAGTTCGGGCAATTGTTTGGTCAACTGGGCCTGTGACATTCAGATCAATTCCGCCTAAATCATCAACACTGTGAAACACTTCGGCGGAATCATTTAATTCAATGACAACCAGTGTGTGGTCGCCAACAGCGGGCGTTGATCCGTCAATATCAGCGCCGCCCTGCCCTGCACCAACACCATCACCCCTATAGCAGTTGTGCTCAATCGTAACATCTGCCGTGTCAGTCTCGAACAAGTGGGTGAACATGTTGCCCGATTCGTCATTTGAGCCGTTCCGATAGTAGGCGTATGATTTGGCGGCGTTCTCCTGGGCACCATCAACATCAATACCCATCCAGCGCTGCGTTCGACCACCCCGGCCCTCATAAAATTGGCTCCCCAAAACCAAATATCGTTTGTTATCGCCAGCAGCCGTCACCACATCACCAGATCGCGTGATGTTTGCACCTTCCGCAATAGTTGACCAACTGCTGACAATGTTCGGTGTGACTCCGCCCAAAAGCGCCGAATCAGTTGAGGAGTAAAGACCAATATCTGAGTAATAGAACGGGATTACATCAATTGAGCTGCGTACCGTGCCGCCAGTAGGTGTGTCAGCGTCCCGCTTCCACTGAAATTGCAGCACCGATGATGCTGACGGTGAATCTATGAACGCCCAGCAGGATACATAAGACCTGTCCTCTGATGTATCTCGGTTATAACCGCCGGTCGGGCTTCCTGCGAAATTACCACTTCCAGACGTTTGAACAAACCGTCCCTGCGGGTTGTGACGTCCGTTACTGGTGTCTTCAAATTCAAAACGCCCGATTACTAGAAAGCCATCGGGTAAATCAGAAGATGGGAGTGTTAAAGAAGATGACGCAGAAGCAAAGGAATAGGCAGAGCTGTCATTCCGCTGCTCTGTAGGGAATAAATTAGCAGGTGCTGTCCAGGCCGTGGTTGGCAGAATCGCAACAGAACCGCCTGTCCAGCGGCCCAGAACAGCCATAATTAAACACCGTCGTCATAAGCGGCAGTATTAACCCAGTTGCCGGACATTTGAACGGTTTGGCCAGCCACAATAGACGGGTTGTCAATAGTTACACCGTCACCCCCATCAATCAGGCCAGACTCAAGGAATACAGCCCCGGATGTGTTTAGCTGGTAATGGCCCGCCGTACCTGTGGCATCTGCGGAACTATCAGCAGTGATTGCATTCGATGTGAGAACTCCGGATGCCGCAGCACCAGCCCAACCACCAGCATTTCCGGTCAACTGAGCAAGCAATGTGCCTTGTCCACCCGTACCACCATTAGCCCCTGATCTCACCTGAACCTGTGCGGACGAACCACGCTGCGTACTCAATTCATCCATCAAAGCGTTTCGTAACGCATCTGTTCTACGGATAGTCATTTTTCAGCTCCCAGTTCAGACAAAGCACGGTTAGCCTCTTCAATTTTGGCCACATGGGGCTTGAGTTCTTCGATATTATCCAGAGCATACTTATCCCGAACACTATGAAGCCACTCGTAACATTTCGATACCTTAGTGGTATCGTATTCGTCACCTGTTTCCACCTCAATCCCGGTATCATGCGACTCAAGGGGCTTGGATTCCTTACCATCAACGAAATCAGGGTTGCTCTTTGAGTAGATATGAACCACCCAACTCCCCGAACTTCGGTCGATCACCGGGCAAGCAGTAGAGAGGCGATAGTTCCATACCTCTTTAATGTCCACCCCTTTAAATTGCTTGCTCATGGATATAACTCCGGTTTTTGGTGAATGGCTATTTTATCACCTGCCAAGATAATATTGAATGGCAACGGGCATTTAATCACTCTATTAAAAATTCACATTCAAAAACGATAACTTCTGGAGGATTCATATAAACTTGCCGCTCAGTGTGCCCCGGCGAAGTCCGACGCAAACACCCCTCGCACCCTTCTCGCCACCCTTCCTTATCATCACCAACACCTTTGCACCTGGCAACATCAAAGGGCAACCCTCCACTTACAAACGAATCGTCATCATGCCAACGCTTGCGCCCATCCTCACCCACATACCACTTTCGGGTGATTCCTCGTTCTAAATCTAGTTGAAAACCAAATCCTTTCATCATACTTGTCCACTTCACGCTTTACGGATTAATCACATTAATATTTGCCATGACTATAAACTCAAAGATCCATGGATCAATACCATCCCCAATTAATCGCCTTTTTGCGGAACTTTCAGCTATTTTGTAGTTATCAGTGCGAACATAATATTCAACACTTTTGTACTGTATTTCATTAGGCGGAATAAAGACAACCTTAATCATCCAACCCTCTTGTATTCATAACCAGCGGCCATTTTCTCACCCTTAATCCAATTGCTTTTCAATCTTCTCTTAATGAACCCTTTCTGCTTTAGTAAATTAAGCGCCTGGCGACTTCCATGCCACTCTTCAATCTCAACCCAATATTGACTGGAGATGGAATCAAGGACTTCTTGCTGGTGCTCCGTTAATCCGTTTTCGTTTCTCGCTCTTTTCAACTATGTGCTCCCATGCACCCTGGGGTGCGCTTTTCTAATCCATTCCAGTACACGGCTCCATCCGATCCGTGATTTCCACAGCTTCCCACCTATATAACAATTGTAGCAATCCACCCTGTTCGACCGTCGCAATTCCATTCTTCGGACTATGGGAGTACCGGTGTCGTAGTCGGTGATTTCGATCACCCTGCGGACTTCTGGTGGCTCCCACATTGGTGGGCGTTCTTCGGAATTGGCCAGACGTTTACGAGCGCGAGCGGTGACGCAGTTCTGCGCCCACTTTTCCCGCTGCTCTTTTGCTCGTTTTGTCTGCCTGTACATTGTTCTACCTTGCACGGTCTCGTTAATAGAGTGTTCAAAAGCCTTTCGTCAGACTCGCATTACCCTCTGTGTACATGCCAATCTTTGCTTTTAAATCTTCTAGCGAGTATCCAGAATTGGCGCACAACCAAATATCGTCCAGGGCGTCTGCAAGCTGTTGCGCAGTGGCTTTTGAACAACCCGCTGTTGCGGAACTCGCTTGCTTTTCCATGTCTCGTCGCTCAGCGTCAACGCCGTCGGAAAATCCAATGCGGTACGCCTTGTCTTGGCAAATGCAGCCCGTGGCGTCACACGCTATCCGACCACAGTTACCACACTCATGTGCTGTACTCATAATCGCTCGTCCTCAAAGCTAAAGGTTATTGGCTTCTCCATGGCATACCCCAGAGCTGCCAAGTTCTATAAGTAAATGTTGGCTTGGTAAATTCGTCCGCATCAGACAACCACTCAGAAAACCAGACCAACGGCAGAAATAACACACACATGGCTGCAAACATAGAAAGCCATGCAACCGCGTAAATCCAAGCAAGTAACAATCTAATCACTACTTTCATCTTTCCTCCAATAACAACTGTTTGAATGCGACGGCGTACCGCCGCGCTTTACACACGGGTTAGCTGCACTTTATTCCCGCTAGGTCATGGAGGCATTTTTGCGCGCCCATCATGTAGCCAAGAACAGCATCTTCGCCACTGTGTTCGGTTGTTACAAGTACAGGTTTCATTGGTTATCCTCATTTAATCCTGATTGATGATTTATGCTGCTAACTCAATGCCTTTCGCGAAGTGGTGTGCCTCAAGTGGCAGCCCTTCGATAAACGTTTCTCGCTGATCCTGGGTAAGGTCTTCCAGAAGTTCAGTGACGCCCATTTCATCTTCCGCTTCGCAGCAGGCGAGCAAGTCGGCGCTAATTTGCTGTTCAATTTCGCGGCCCTTGGCGATCAATTCACGCCAAATAGCCTGGGTTCTGCCTTTTTGACCACGCTCGAATTCGTGATCCATAACGGACAATTTGATTCGTTCATCCAAGGGGTTCCACCACATATACAGAGCAAGGGGTTCTCCCTTTGTCAGTTCCAGGAACTTCTGTTTTTGCTCTGGACTGGCTTGTAAGTAGTCAGAAGTGGAAACCACCTGAGTGTCTTCCATACCTTCATGTTGGTTTATCACGCTAATGGCGGTGTCCAGACGCTCCCTTCCATTAGATTGCGGCCATGATTTCGAAGCACGCTTAACCAAGGTTTTTTTGCGCATTTCATCTGGCCAGGTTTTCCATGGCCCGTTGTTAGCCTTGGATGTCTGGCGCACTTTCTCCAGCTCCTCAAAGGTCATTACATCAACCATGTGTTCGCCAGTGGAAAGTTTTGCCAGGCAGTAACCGCCCACCAGTTCTCCGCGATCCTTGGAAAAGGGATTGTATTTATGGTTTGGCGGCTCCCACACACCATTCATTTCAAAATCGTCATTTTCGTAGACCAGAACAGCCTTTGCCCATTCAATGGCACCAGAGTCTGTTGCCAGCTTAACCAGCCCCTTATAGCTGATGTCCAGTTGTATGGCCCCATCACGAGGAACCAAATAGGCGTGAGCCAACGCTGGATTCAAACTGATACCGACAGCAGCAACATTAAGAACGGCACTCCTGACGCTATTGGTGTTGTTTTGAGCGGTTTTTAGTGTGTAATCGCTTTTCTGGATCAACTGCTTCGCAAAAAGACACTCGCTCTCAAACTTCAAGTTGAAACTATTTTGAGTATTGAACTTATCTTTCAATGCTGGGAGCATTTCGATTATGTTTGCCACCTGTCCCATCATTAATCCCCCATTATCCGGGCCGCCTTCTCTTCAATATCATTGATATAGAGAATGGCAGCGTTTGCTATAGCCTTGATATGCTTTGCATCCAGGTGGTTAATGTCGTTTACTGATTTAACATATCGGCCAGCCACAGAAACACAAGGAATGGAGTTTCGCAAATCTCGCAACAACTCAAGATCACCAACTAGCGCATCGCACACACAGTCGTCATCCTCAAAAGCCTCATCAAAGCAATTCTCCAAATCTTGAGGCGAAGGATCATCAACACCATCAAAGTATGTATCTATACGATCCTCCATGGTGATCCTGCAGCTTTCATCTGAATATTCCATCTTTCCTATCCTCTGCCCACCGCGCGTAATTCTTTTCTGTTTCAACTTGGCCAGGGCAAACATTTTTCGTCGCAAACTTTCTTAAGCTACCCCAGTACCTGCAAGGTGGGTGATAAATTCCGGCGTTCCCACCTGGCCAGTTCATCGCGTCACGCTCAGTATCCCAAACATCAACGCCCAGTTGCTTGTAGTTGCTGTCAGCCCTGGCAAATAGCACGCTAACAACGGGCTGTTTCGGACATTCATTGCGCTGCGCTTCATTCATGCCGTAAATCCCAAAGGTTATGTGCCTATCTTATCGAATACATAGCCAGCTTTTCTAAAAAAGGCTTCATGGCTCGCATTTCCAGATATAAGCTCTAAATGTTCTTCTCTAAATGGGTTGAAAGCAGTTTTGTTAACTCGCTCAAATCTGCGAATAACTCGCAGCCCATCGGTTTTACTCTGCCATTTCTCACCAATCCAAACAGGTTCTCTCGCTTTATTAATGGCCTTCATCATTGCATAAGTGTAGTGCTTTGATGGGGGTAAAAAGCACATAACAAGGCGTTCAAAAAGACTCATTACGCTTCGCTCCATTCACGTTTTAACATTTGGGTTATAACTCACCACAACCTATAGATTCGTCATACGCCGGCCAGCGCCCAGCCTTTACCATTTCGCAGTAGTTATCACGCTGCTTTAACTCATCCTCATAGTCGTTGGCACCCACATAACCATAAGCAACCACAGCAACTATTACAGCAATCAATGTTTTCATAACGATCTCCTAGAATCTAAAAACCAATCTACACACAAAAAATAGTTGACGCAAGCACTTTATTAAAATAAATTAGCAATATTGAAAAACAAACCACTAATAGGAATATTCAATGAATATCGGCAAGTCGATAAAAATAGCGTGTGCCCAAAAAAGCATGAAGCAAATTGAGCTGGCGGAATCACTGGGCTTAACCCCAATAACGGTAAGCCGAATGGCCAACAATAAAGGTGAAGCGTTAAGAAAGGAGACGCTAGAAGAGCTGGCAAATGTTTTTGAAATGCCAGTATCAGAATTTATTGCTCTTGGCGAATAGATAGCTTTTCGCTATGAAAGGCTGGATAAAACTACACCGTTCGCTTAATGAGCACTGGATTTGGAATTTCGACGCTCCCGACAAGGCTATGGCCTGGGTGGACTTACTTTTGATGGCGAGGCATTCAGATGGTGAGATTATGCTGAAAGGCCGAGTGCAGCCTGTGCTTCGAGGGCAAGTAGCAATGTCTCAGCTTGCCCTGCAAAAACGATGGAAATGGTCGCAGAACAAAGTAAAAAGGTTTTTAAAACTACTGAAAAACGAACGTATGGCCGACTTTGAAACGAACGACCTGACAACCATTATAAGTATTTGTAATTTCAACACTTATCAAAATGATGATGTGATGGGCGAACGACCAAGCGAACGACCAACCGGACGACCAGTCGAACGATACGCGGACGAGCAGTCGAACGACGATATAAGAATGAAAGAAGGGAAAGAAGGGAAGAATGTAAAGAAAAAACAAACGGTGCCTTCGGCACCGGTGGACTTCTCTGTGTTCGGAATGCAGCCAAATCACATTGATGAGATCAAGCGAATACGGCGGAAAAACAAAGGCGGCGCGATAACCCAGCGGGTAGCCAATGCACTGGCAAAAGAATTTCACCAGGCATCGCAGCTTGGCTACACATTCGACGAGCTGATTACCGAATGGGAAGTTAGAGGCTGGAAGTCGTTCAAGGCCGAATGGATAAAGCCAAAGGCAGCATCGGCGGTTAGCAGAGAGAATCAGAAATCTTTAGACCGATATCAATCAATCATGGATATAGAGCTTGGAGACTGAAATGGAGCATTGGGACAGATTCAAACAATCAATGGCTATGCTGGGCGAGGTGTATGACAAGGAAATAACGCCAGCCAAACTAAAAATATATTGGCAGCTTTTGAAGCAATACCCCATTGACTCCATAGAGAATGCTGTATTGGCTCACATCAGCCAACCAAATTCAGCGTTTTTCCCGAAGCCCGGCGAGCTGATAAAGCACATACAAGGCGACGAAATAACCGGCGACATGATAATCGCTGCCGCCAGGCTTTGCGAAACCCCCCTTGGCTGCCTTGCTCGCATCAAGATTGGCCAGTGGGACTTGGAGAACCAGGATGCATTCTACCTGCGCCAGAGAGCCGCTGAATGCTTGCAGTTGTTGCCAGAGTGGAAAGCCAAGGCTGCTGCTGGCGAATACACCGACCACGAAATTAGCGTAATGCTGAAATACGACATCAGCCCCGCTGCGCCGTTCTTCGCTGGACTGGCAGCCCCAGCAAACGCCAACGCGCTGCTTTCCAGAGTTAAGGCCATCAGCAAGTCAGAACGGCATCTGAAATTCATTGAGCCGCCGCATGATGCCAGCGATACAGACAAGAAGGCTGCAGCTCATCCAGATGTGCAGAAACACATCGCACTATTGGCTCAAGAGGTATCGATCAGTGAAGAATCCGATACTTAACTGGAGCTGGGATAAGCCGACACAGGACGGCCTGTACCTGGCTTGCTGCGGCGATGTCGAGACTGAAGCCAACATTCAGCCATTCAGATTGGTTCAGAGCTGCGCTGACTGCTACACCGGCTCAGAGTGGCCAGTTTATAACAGGGATGATGTTGCTCAATGGCATACGTCATTCAAATTCGCCAAGCTGTGCTTTGGCATTGAAGCGGGAGAGTAACTATGGCACTAACTTACCATGAAATTCGGCAGGCAAGGATTGAGGCTGAACAGACTATTGCCAGAGCGGATGAAGCCGCCAGACAGGCAGCCAGATTGATACAGGGAAGGCTTCGCGCCTCTGGCATCTGGAATACGCGATTTTCAGGAAAGGTTGCCGGGGCCTGCAGCAATGGCTATATCAGGATCGGAATACTTGGCCAGAGAATAAAAGCTCATCGCTTGGCTTTTCTCTATATGACTAGCGGAATCCCTGCTGTAGTTGACCACAGGAACCATATCACTACAGATAACTCCTGGGAAAATATCAGGCCATCAAACCACTCTTTAAACAACGCCAACACAGTACTCAGAGCTGACAATACAACAGGGTTTAAGGGTGTGAGCTGGAAGAAAGAAAGGCGCGCTTTTGTCACACAGATAGCTGAAGGCGGGAGAAAAAAACATCTTGGATATTTTAATTGCTTTATAGAGGCTGCAACGGAATACGATAAAGCAGCTATAAGCCTCTTTGGCTCACACGTCCTAACCAATGAATCACTTGGTCTTCTGCCATGAAAATAGAGATGGTAAAGCAGCCTGGTGGCATCCTGGCTCCAGCGACTGACGAAGATTCAGAGGCTCTTTCCAAATTCAAAACAGGCGAACAATATCAGATTGAAATTAAGCGAGCAAGAAACCCAGCATTTCACCGCAAGACGTTTGCATTTTTCAAGTTCTGTTTTGAGCACTGGAGCAGCGACAGAGAGTTTATGAACGAAAGAGGTCAGTTTGATGTGTTCCGTAACAATCTAACCGTTTTAGCTGGTTTTTATACTGAATATTATAACCTTAAGGGAGAGGTGAGAATTGAGGCAAAATCCCTTTCTTTTGGTAGCATGTCACAGGATGAGTTTGAGCAACACTATCAAGCGCTTATTGCCGCAGCGATGAGGAATATCTTCAAAGGCTGTGACTCAAGCGTTGAAAACCAGTTACTTAGCTTTTTCTGAAGACAGGGTAATGGAACAGCGTCACGATGATCAGTATGAGGGGATTGGTTTAATTCACTGCCTGGCGCTTCTAGCTATTGGCACTTTGAATGGTTTTTTCTGGGGATGGGTATTTTTTGGCTAACTCAAAAAGAAAATGTACTGGCTGCGGTGACCGCTTCTCCGCTGACACAATGTTAAAACTGCCTACTGGTCACTTTCACTCGATTGATTGCGCCACAACATACGCCCAGAACAAGCAGCAGAAGGCCAGAGAGCGGCAGATGGCCAAGCTCAAGCGTGATCAGCGGGATAAGGATAAGGCAGCCAGAGCAAAACACAGGGCAGCCAAGGAGGCATTGAAAACCGTGGGCGACTACATCAAAGAGGCTCAGGCATCAGTCAACAGGTATGTACGCCTCAGAGACCATGGCAAGCCCTGTATTAGCTGTGGCAGCACACCGGGGAAAAAGTATGGCGGAACCATGGATGCTGGCCACTACCGCAGCCGTGGAGCTGCTGGACACCTTCGATTCAACCTTTGGAACATCCACGCTCAATGTGTGAAGTGCAACCGATACAACTCAGGCAATGCGGTGGATTACAGACTAAGGTTGATTGATCGAATCGGCATTGAAAAAGTGACCGCCCTGGAAAGCGACAACAGCACAAGAAAATTCACTGTTGAATACCTGAAGCGAGTTAAAAAGATATTCAACAAAAAGTATCGCATGAAGAAAAAAGCCATGGGAATTTAGAGGAGAAGGCTATGATACACCGCATAAAGCACGGAATCCGCATAGGCGGCCCATATCAGTTAAGTGATGGAAATTACATATTTTCCAATGCAGACACACGAAAAGGCAAAAGAATACTGAAAAAACGCGGATATGAGCCTCACAATACATTATTTGGCCCATGTTTTAGGAAGAAAATGAAATGATGTGTCCTGTATGCTGCTCCCCCACAAAAGTCCTGAATGTCATCAAGAAAAAGACGCGACCTGACAGAAACATTGACGAAGACAAAGTGATTAGGCACAGAAAGTGCGTCAATAAAATATGTGGGTAGGTAGTGGGTCAGTTTGAAATTTTCTTATACGGCCCTCTTTTCTTGGATGGAGGAGCCATGGCGTCTATCAGACCCACAATGAATTCTAGATCATAGACACTATCAGCAATTCCGGCTTCCATAGCAGGTGTTACCCTCAGCGACTTATGGATACGGCAGAAATTGTAGTACATGTAATGCAGTGATATGGCGTGCATGTGATTTTCAATCTTCTTGCTGAATCCATTGGTCAAGCGTGTAAATCGCCGCATAGACATTCTCATGGTGAGATTCTGGCGCTCAACGTAGCTGGTGCTAATGTGCTTGGGATTCGGATCGCCTTTCTTGACTTGTCTCTCGGCCCTTACAAATTCGGATGGTGAATAACGGCGATTTGTCTCTTTATCCGTGTAAGGGCCGTATATCTTTATGAGTCGACCATAATCGATGTTGTTGCCAAAACTGTCGTCTATGGCGCTCAGGTAGGGTTGGTGGCCATCGGTCGACAGTTGGACGCGATTAGCCAGACGAGAGGCCAAATCTTCAATAAACAGCTCAGCGTGCTCTAGGGTGCGATTTCCGACGTGCCAGCAGGGAACCAGCTTGGTATCAGAGTCAATGGCCACCCAGGTCCAAATATCGCCAGCCTGGTCTTTCTTCTCTTCCGGTACGTTCTTTTGCTTGGCGTACACAAACGACCAGATTTCGTCGCATTGCACCCGCTGACAGCTCAGATTGCGCAACACACGGTCCTGATAGCCCAAACAGGCCTCGCCAGCGTCTCTGAGCAACTTGCAGACCGTATTCCGGCTGACATCCGCCATACGAGCGGCAGCCCTCAGAGAATTACCCTCAACAAGCATGTGCAGTATCTGGGCGCGTTGGTTGGTACTCAATTTATTCATACTGAACATTATGCATGACCGGCCAAGAAATGCAAGCATATAAGTTAAAATTCATGCTTGCATTTTGATCCTTGCGCCAATAATATGCAAGGATCAAAAAAAAGAGGGTTGCTTGCATGGGTCACAAAGATGAAAGTAAGTCTATTGGCGGAAAAGCCAGGGCGGCTGCACTATCACCAAAGAAACGAAAAGAGATTGCAGCCAAGGCAGCAATAGCGCGATGGGGTGCGAAATCAACGCATAAAGGAAATTTCAAAGAAGAATTTGGTATAGATGTTGACTGCTATGTTTTGCAGGATGAATCCAAAACAGCCGTTATTAGCCAAACTGGGATGGCTAGAGCGCTTGGATTGAGTGCAAGGGGAAACGCATTTCCCCGGTTTGCAAATAGCAATGTAATGCAAAAATACATCGGCGCCGAACTTCGCGAAAAAATCAACAATCCACTTAAATTTCAATGGGTTAGCCCCGGCGCCGAACAGCCCCCTCTTTCGGTGCATGGATATGAGGTGACGCTTCTTATTGATGTATGTAAAGCAATCCTAGCTGCGGCAGATGCCGGTGATCTACTTGCCCGGCAAAAACCCATGGCGAAACAAGCTCATATCATCACCAACGCGTCAGCAAAACACGGAATCACTCAATTAGTTTACGATTTAGCTGGTTTCGACACTATTGCAGAGGAAAGGATTGCAGCGTTTAAGCTTTTCGTAATAAAAGAAGCCAGAGAATATGAAAAGGAGTTTCCCGACGAACTTTATAAACAATGGTATAGGTTATATGAATTGCAGCAGCCTCAGCGCGGTAGACCTTGGGCATTCAAAACCTTAACACTTGACCACGTCTACTGGCCATTAGCAAAAAGTAATGGGAAGATTTTGGAACTTACAAGGCTACAAAAAAGCTCCAGCGAAAAACGCCATCAAAAGCTCCATCAATTTTTATCCGACATCGGAGTAAAGGCGTTGAGGCAGCACCTTGGGCAATTGTTAGGTATTGCCCAAGTCTCTAGTAATCGAGATGAATACGAAAGAAATATCAATAAAGTTTTTGGTGAGCAGCACGAGTTAGACCTTTAATTCTTTTTCCACCTTGCTTTGGCGGCTTTGCGGGCAATCTCCTTCCGTTCTTCTGGCGTGAGACTCGCCGCTCGCGCCTTTCCTCCTTTTAACCCTCCTTTCCTTCCCAAAGCAACAGCATTTGGGTCTTTTCGATCTTTCTCTTTGTTTTGCTCGACTTCAGCTTCGTCGCCAATTGATAAATCAACAACATGCTTGGCGAGCTGGTTAGCGTCTGTAGGTCTTTTGGGGGTTTTCATTCCATCATGTTACTTAAGTGGTCAAGCATTTGGCAATATTATTTGTTATTCTATACGTGCATAGAAAACGTGAGGAACCCTCGTGGTCGGGTTTCTCTTTGAATACAAGACCAGATTAACGGCAAAGGCTGATCACTTTTGCTTAGGAAATAGAAGAGACGCTTTCCTCACGTCAGCGTATGCACTGCCCGGCACCATTTTAATATGGTGCCACATTTGTATGAATGATAGAGGACGAATAATGGAAAAAGAAGAACTGATTTTAAACCAAAGCCCCATGCTGTGGGGGCTTAGCGCTGATACTATATTTTATGGATGTCTGGTTTTGATTGGAGTTTTGTTGATTTTGTTTATTCTGGCGTGTATTGGAAACTATGTCCTTGCCACAGAAAATATACGGCGAAAGCTGTTAACTACGCAAGTGTTTTTAGAGGCAACAGAGATTCAATTGAGAGACAAAAAAGAAATCATAAGCTCCCTCAGTGAAAAGATTAGGCAGATAGAAGAAAAACATGATCAGCAAGAAGAGTATTATGACAAGGAAATAGAGAAGCTAACTAATAATGCATACAATTTCTAAATAATCTCCCAAGGATGGGGTTTTAATTAGGGTGCGCAATCTTTTTAATTTCAAACTGACCCACTACCTGTGGGGATCGAGGGGCGTTCCCCTCACCTCGAACTACTGAATACTGCCCAGGTCTATCCAAGTTGGAATATATCGCTACACAGGCAATGTGCTCGCTATTATCTGCAGATATTGATGGGAAATATGACAACCACCGAGGAACCAGCCTTTACAAGAAGGCTAGAAATCACGCATTAAATTTATTGGAAGAATTAGATGAAGCTAGAAACTGAGCATTACGAAATACTATCACTGATAATGTGCGCTTTGATTATTGTTGCGACCATTGTGCCCATAGTTTTATGGTGGAGGTTTTAACGCTTACTTTTACGACGACTCAGTATGGTTTGAACATTAACTACAATGATAGATATTGAAACAACCATACCTAAAACAATAATAAGCGCTTGCGCCTCTGGAGATTCTGTTATCCATCTAACCCATGCGGGAATCGTTGCGGTTGTCGCGCCGAACGTCATTGCGCCCTTCCCGCTTGCAATTTCCTGGACTTGATTCATTGCTTGAGCCTTGTCCACGCCTAAAAATTCCCGTAATGAGACTTAAAGCTGAAGTTAAAAAAGTTAGGAGTACCAATATTTTTGCGGTCACTATCAATACCTCCATTTTTTTTCCTTATTGTGAGTATCGCCACTATTGTCAAAGCATAGAGAACATTAAAAGCAATATCATATGCCAATGGCGGGAAATAAAGCTCATATATCACCCAACCCGCTATATTTAATAGCAATGACATAAAAGTCACAACGCAAAGGATTTTAACCAGCTTGTTAATAGAAACAAGGCGAGAAAGCCCCCATAAAACCCCCAAATCAAATAATCCGGCAATATGATAATGCCAACTATCTATATAAGGCGCAAAGAAATGGAAAATTATTCCAAGGATAACAAAAATAGCCAGAGGCCAAAAATCCAAATTTTTAGATTTAACGGCTATCCACGATATAATTGCCAGCAATAGCAAAGTCATTTACTTGCCTTTTGGTTTGGTTTTTGGTTTCCGCTTCTTTTTACCGTTTCCACCTGCCACAATAATCTCCTTCAATTTCTGGTATTTGTTGACATAATATTAACAGACGATGGTCGGCTTGCGAACCACCAAGAGACAGCGGTCGCAGTTAAGCTGATAATGTTGAGGGTGATTCCACGGTAGAGTTCCGCAGCTTCAGCAGGTGGCAGGCTCGATATGCCGCCAGTGATTTTTTCCAACTCAATCAAGATTCGGTAAGTCATGTACAGCAAAGCACCTGTTATGATTGGACGCACTGCAGATTTAATGGCATCTCCGAACTTGCTTTTAGTAACCTGCGAAACTTCAAATGCACGAGCTTCGATGGCGGTAGTGTCGGCACTGGACTGGGCCTGAATACGGTTAAGCTCAAACTCTTGGTCAGCCCGTCTCAGCTTGCGATCCTCGCGCCGATTCAACCAACCAAACAAACCACCAGTAATGGCACCAACGCCAGAACTTGACATGATAGTCATCAACCCATCAAGCCATTCCATTACTCGTCACCCCCGTGTCTACGGTGAGAATGATCGCCAAACGCTTCGCCGGCAATAAATGCTGCCACAAGGCCAACCAGTGAAGGAACCACAACCATGGCCAAAGCCTGCTCAATTGGGCCTATATCTCCCGGCAGGATCAGCCACAGGATGACGGCACTTATCAGTGCCATCGTCCAATAGGCGATACGGCGGCGTGTTTTACGTAGTGGTTTGGTCATACTAATAAACCCACATTGTTAGATGACCCTCTGGAAGTTCAGGCCGGTAACCAAGGTGGACAAAAGTCTTTGCTACACCAATAGCATTGCAACCAGCCTCAATCGCCGCCTGAACGACGTTGCCACGGGTTGAGCCTGACACACCAACATCACATCCTTGTTGCTTCTGGTGGTCAGCAGGGGTCGTCCTGTGCAGCTCATCAGAGTGGTTCGGACAACGACCTCCGGAAGTTACTGGCAATGGGTGGCCAACGATATTTCTCACCTTTTGCACCCGATTCAAATGCTCCTGGGAAACACTGCGTTGATCGCAATCAGGATGACCACAGGTACACAGCAGTTTCGGATCGGTGTCGGGATGAAAATTCTGAGTATGTATAATCATGTACTCTCAATACCAAGGTAGCTCAACCGACATCTATCTGCTGATCTTCCAGCATTTGAGTTCTTTGCCCTAAACTGAAGTTGGACGATCTTTTGGTTATCCCTGTGAAGAGTGGCAATTTGACCAACCGTTAAATCTAAGGTTTGATCGGAGGTTGATAGCAGTGAAATACTATTAGTTCCGCCATCAACAAATACAGCCTCCAGCTCTGCGGTTAAGGTTCCTACCGGGGAACCGTTGAAATCAAACTCAATTGACATGGCATAAAAATAATCGAAGGATTGCCTTCTTGGATCAAATACTAGGTCTGACCCGAAAGTATCAGCAGCAGAGTCTGGGTTCGCATCTTGCACAATTTTTCTATTTATGGGGCATCTGGTAGCACCAGCATTCGTGGAAAACCCTTTATAAGCATCAACAAACCCTGATGTTATAGTGGATTTCTCTTTAAGCTGACCACCAAATCCAGCAGAAATCTCTAAACCAACAGGAGCAGTTGCACCAGCTATCAGCTCAGGAGGACTTATCTTGGTTCCAAATGCACTGCTTTCTCCAGCTCCTGCTCCAAATTTAACTGCAGAAGCAGCAGGCTCACCTGGCAATCCACTAAAAACACCACCGATTACCACGCAGTCGTCAAAATCAACAGTGCCCACACCGTTAAATAAAAGAGGGTTTCGACATCCGGATCCATAACCGTAGGTTGCACCACTAACAGTAACCTGGGCCTCTAAATCTAGAGTCAGCTGAGTTGCACTATCCCTACTTACAACATATGCCTCAAGCGGTGATCCACTTGGGTTTGCCCCCTCAACAATAAAGTGCTTCCCAACTATAGATGTTGGAAAGTTTGCTGATGCAGAGGAAAACACAGGTGATCCAGCCGAAATCTGCCCATCTGATCCAACAGTAAAGCCATCATCATTCGTGCTAATTACCTGAACATCGACATCAATATTATCCGATCCCGTAGAACCAAGATAACCATAAAGAGATGGGTATCCGGTATTAATTGCACCGGCACCCGATGTTCCGGGATTTAATATATCGCCTCTAACCGACCCATTTCTCCCCATGGTAACAACGGCGCCCTGCAATGCATCTCGGCTAATTAGGTGATGGTCAAAGCCCTCTATTCTAGAACCGCCATTAAATTCTTGGTGAACCTCCCTCGAATTCCTAAAACCATAAGTTTCAGTTTTTATGTTTCTAAAAACTTCGTTTACCGCACTTCCTGCAAATGACACGCCAATACCATTTCCAGCCCCAAGCTTTAAATCATTTATATATCTAGTTCTCGCAATAGCCCTGTAATTTTCCCTTACAGGCATAGGGGATGTTGAGCCGTCAACCTCTGGAAAGCTAAACTCTATGCCACTTCCTGCGCAATTCTCCGCATCAACATCAATGTCTACATTTCCGCAATTTCTAAAAAGATAGCCAGACTCTCCAGTGTCTTTAACTGAACCCCTTACCTTTATATCTGTACATCTTAGAAAGAAAACAGCAGAATTTGCTGGGCCTGATATGCCAGTCCTTCCGGCAACAGTATTGTATTCGTTCACCACGAGCCCGGCAGCCCCGATCTCTCTAGAGCCTTCCCCTTTTAAATCAAAATGACCACTTATAGTAATTCCAATTTTACCATCAGCACTAAACATACCCCTGTTGGCGATGGGGATTGGATTTTCAACTACCCGAACCGCCTCATTGACAATATTAATATCAATATTGTTACGTGAAATAGTAACTGACTTCCAAGTCGGAACAGCCTCAACTATATTTGCCTCACTGACGCGCACATGATTGATCAATGAGCTATAGCTATCTGTAGAATCAGAACCGGAAATAGCCCCGAATTGCGCTGAATTTGCCGCCCCATCTATTTGAATTAAGGCAACGCTATTGTTCGACAGCAAATGATCCCCGCGCCCATCAACCGCTTGGTTTGCAAAAATAATATATTTGGCACCTCCTCCATCTCCAGACGAATAGTACCCTTTTGTTGTCGCAACATTGCCAACATCAAGCGTGGTATCGGCCACCATATCTGCAACGGAATCGTAAACGGCACCACTACGATCTGTTACATCCTCAATAGTGATAACCGCACTAGCCGCCCTTCTAGGGTTGTAATAAATCTGGTTCCCGTTCCGGTCGAGAACCTTAATGGAATAATCGCCATCCGTTGATAACTGAACCGGCGATCCATTTAGATCGGGCACACCACCAGACCCAGTTCGGATAGGCTGCGCAATAACTACAGAAGAACCATTCTCCTGCAAAGCATTTACCTGCTTCTGGTTTGAGGGTAGCTCAGGGTCTGTATCTGGATCACCAACGTAAATAGACCCATTGAATATGGGTTGCCCTTTATTGGTGAAGGGGTAGTATCTGTTTTCCAGTTCAACTAATAGTTCTGCCATGATTTCACCTATGATTTGGTTTGTGGTGTATCATTAGGGTATGAATACGTTAATCTTCTTAATTACATTGTTTATCTCACCAACATTATCCTTTGCTTGGCTTGCTATTGCGTTTGTTGTTGGGTTCTTTCAGGGACGCGCTGAGATTCAGAAAGAACGCCAGTGGTGATTGGGGTCGATCTGGTAGCTTTTAGCTCTGGGCCAAGAGCTTTACGCAATTCCGCTTCAATCTCTTTCTTAACGCCTCTGCGCAAAATAGCTTGTATCTTGGTCGGATCCATACCCTTCACCAACAAAATGTCACCAACCTCCTCAAGTGCGCGTGTAAATGCCTCGTCACCCTTTTTCCCGGTTAATCGGCTTAGAACTCGGCCAAGAACATTAGCTGCCCCCTGTGGGCTTGAAATTGCTTCTGACGCCTCTTTGAGCGCATCAAACGCCTCATCTGCATCTGATGCCTGCTGAACGGTTGTGGAATTTGATTGTGCGGCTCTTCTGGTTTGGGTGAAATTGGCTTCACGTTTCAGGGTTTCAGCAAACCGATCAAACTCTTCTTTGGTGTCAAATAGTTGGCGTAGCTTCTTAACGTCGCCTTTTTTACCAAAAAGCCGCCTCACAGCATCCGACGTGGTTTGCGTATCATCAATTTTATCTAAAATTGCCTGTTTTGCGCCGAGCTTAAACATTTTACGCTCACTTTGGCCAAGAGTGCTTACATAAGAATCCACATCCCTTGGCTTCATTCGCAAGAACAGCGATCCTTTATCTGCGGCACTCTCAAGAGCAGCCTTCCCCGCATAAAGATCGCGAGCCTGCGCATACTCTGGGATGGCCTGGTCTGCCTCGGAAACCATCTGATTTTTCAGAGTAATCAGAGATCGGGCCTTATTGTTTTCACCTTTCCGAATTGCCCCCCCTATCTGATCGTCTAACTGGCGCTTTGTGGCATCTATTACATCAATATTAGTGACTTCCTCGCCAGACAGTCTTTTTGCCGCCAGCTCAATCTTTTCAGCCTTTTTGCGAGCATTGCCGATAGGGTTTTTACCTTCCAGCATATTGCGAAGTCGGTCAGAAACCCGCATTGATTGTGATTTTGCTTGCGAATACAGCTCTTTGATTCTGGGCTTTAGAACGCGATCAAGGCGTGCGATTTCATCATCCACAGTCAAGCTAGATGTACCTGTTGCATCATCTACCGCAGAGAGAACCCTCTCTCCCTGTGTGGCCTGGCGAGCACCCAAAACCTCAGATGCTCTACCCTCAATACGGGGAATTTTGTTGGATGCCACACGCAGTAAACGAGCAAAGTTATTACCTATGTCTGCCGGCAAAGCATCTGGCCCAAGCTCTGCCAGCCTCTTTGCCACATCATCAGGTGACAAACCTTCCCTAACCATTGCCTCGGCAAGAAGGGTGGCCGCGCCATCATCGCTCATGCCCTCAACGGACTTAAATAATGCCTGCATCCCCTGCTTGCCACGATTCAACAATCCGCCTAAAGATTGCACACCCGCAACCCCTGCGGGGGCCAAAAATGCACCAACCAAAGCGCCTTCCTCGCCACCGAGCTCTCTACCAACCTCAGAACCTGCGCCAGATGCCGCAGAATAGACAACATCGCCACCGGCGGTACTACGCCCCATCTGAGAAATAATGCCCTCACCGACCGTCTGAGCCCTTGGTAGAACCTGTGGAATTTGTACCGCTGCTTGACGCATTACACTGCCTGCCGCAACACCGGGGGCAACCATTTCGCCGCCAGTCCTCACAACATCTCGTGCTAATCCAGGTTCCATAAAGTTGCCAGTGGTTCCCTCTTGAACAAAACCAACATCACCAACACCCGGGACTCTTTTTTCGCTTCCTCCCAACTCAAGAATGGCATTCATTTGGTCAACAGTGAGGAAGTCAGCAAAGTTAACTGCGCCTCTATTGATTGCTGCCATGGCCTCTAACACAACATCCGGGGTGTATTTGGCGATTGCCCTGTCAGCCCTATCCATAAACCCAATTTGATCTTCTTCAGCCACTTCTGTTTGATTTTTAGGGTCATCTGTTCCACGTGGAACGCCGGAAGAAGAAACCACCTCAAATCCCTCTGGCAGTCCAGTTGACGGTTTATTGACGACCTCAAAACCTTCAGGAATTGGCATTATTGCGCCTCCCACTGACCATTACGCATAATCATGGTTTGTCCGGTTGATGGGTTTCTGATAACTGTTCCTTCTGGGTATTCACTGGATGCGCCCGCTGGTGATGACTGCTTACCCTTCCTTTGCTCCATCCAGCCAACAACTGTATTACCTGGCGTTCCAAGGTAAATGGCTGCAGCCTCCAGATAATCGGCCAGTTTTTCTTGTGCAGCTTTTTTCTCTATAAGCCACTCTTTTAATTGGGGAGGGGATAGCTTTTTAGGAAGTGCGGTATCGAGGGCAAACCTCAACTCAGCTTCAGATAGAGCACCAAAGGTGGTGTTTCCAATGACATCTAACCCAAGGCGACCTTGTAAGTTATCTAGTTTGACAGATGCGGCGCGAACACTTGGCAATTTGGAAGTTACAACGCCTGTTTCTGCACCTTGATCCAGCAAATCAATAGCCTCATCCATATTGGCAATCGCCGTATTGACCTTTTCGAGCCGGTTAAACGCATCCAGAGATGCTTTTGCTGCCTCCTCTGCACCTATAACACCAGCCTTAACCTTGCCCTCCAATTCATCCTGAGCCTCAAGGGTGGCGCGTTTTTTCTCGCCAGCAGCTAATCTCAGGTTTTTGACCTTCTCCGATCTTGCTGCCTTAACAGCATCGGCGGCAGCTTTTCCTGTCACCCTCTCTCCAGTTGATGAGTAAACCACAGGACCCTGGCTAGTAGACTGAATAATAGTCCCATCTTCCAGTATCTCTTGTGCACCTACCTTCAGATCAGAGCCTTGGGAGTCGGTCAAGAAAGAATCTCTATACTCTTTCCACGCTTGAGGGTCATACAATGCCAAGACCTTCTGAGCTTCGTCTATCGCTGCCCGTGGGTCTTGTTGGGCCTGCCGAGCAAGCTCCATGGTTCCAGATGGGTCGCCCCCCTCTGATGCAACCATTTCGGCCCTACTAACGAGCTCATTAACTGGGTTTGCGCCGTTAATCAGGATGTTTTTGGCCGCTTCAATAGCATTTCGCTTGGTTGCTTCTGACCGAAAGCCTATAGCTTTATCCATCACCTCAGCCATTTGAGGGTTGCGCATAGCAAAATCTGCAATGGCATCTGGGTCGTCACCTTGTAGGATTTCAGCACCTTCGGCTAAAATAGCGTTCTGCTGGCTGATTCTTTCCTGCTCAGCCTCTCTTTTCTTCCTGGCACCAAGCGCTTGATATATGCCGCCTAAACCGGCGGACAAGTCAGCTGGCTGTATGTAAAATTGATTAGGCATCAGAAAACCCCTAAGTTAAGCCCACCAGTAATAGCGCCTGTTATCGCATTCCCCACACCTTGAATACCCTGCTGTCTAGCCTGACCCGCAGCAACCTGTCCCGCACCCAGAGTCTGTCCAATCCCAGCGGTTTGCGCGGCAATCTGGTTGGCATTAGATGGTAGATTGGCAAGTCCGGTTAATCCCGATAGCTGCTGATTGTAGGACTCTAGGAGCGCCTGGTTTCTTAATCTAGTTTCATAATCAGCAAGCGCATAGCTTGTGTTTCCAGACCTAAGCCCACCCGTAGCAGAAGCATTTCGCAAAATAGCCTCTTCACCTTGCTCAAGGTTTCCAAGAATGGCTCCATATAGAGGTGACTCCATAGCTCTATCTATCAACTCCTGTTGATTCCCTTCACCACCCTCTAATCCGTACAACCCTCCAAGCTGGGTTAGTGCCCCCTCTCTAAATTGTTGAGGAATAGCCTCACGCTCTTTCAGGTACTCCAGCGCCTCGCGCTGATAACCGGCTTGCGTTTCAGCGGCGTCCCTCGATGCTCTGGCAGCCTTACTCCCGCTATATGCTGAAGCTCCGGCCCCAACTACTGCACTACCTATGAGCGCCGCTGTAGTCCCAATAGCCATTACAAATACCTCATAAATGTTCTTTCTCTCGGCTTGTAGCCTTTTTTTCGATACAAGGACTCAACGCCATCACCATTTAACTCATCAAGGCAAAGCATCATCATTGATTTTGCACCAAGCTCTTTGGCTCTGGATTCAGCGGCTTCCATGAGTCTTATACCCAATCCACTTCCCCTACTGTCCTCATCAACCCACCAAAACGCCTCTTGGGCAACCTTTACACTGGAATCCATAAATAGAGGATAAACCATAAAACCGATCATTCCGCTTTTTCCGTCAGTAAGCAAACAGCCCGCTTCACGCAATAAATCAAATGTTTTGGTTGTTGTTTCCTCGCAGTAGCCGCAAATATCGGTATACCCACTGGCTTTCTGGAATGAGGCTCCCATGCGATGCAAAACAGGGTAGTCATCAACAACGGCATCTCGTATCACTGCTCATTCCCCGTCACATAAAAGTTGAGTGAATCAGCTTCACTGCTCAATAACCGTAGTGTACCACCTGCAGGGATAACCTGGTTAATGATGGTTGGCCCATTATCTGCTCGATCTTTCACAACAATGGTTAATGGGATGACCGAGCTCACAAGCTGACCAGCATCTGAATAGATATAAGCTCGATAATACTTACTGCTTCCTGTGTCGTTGGACGCTGTAAAAGCAACAATCTTTGTGCCATTACCATTAGATGGGGATTGATAGAAACTCTCCACTGTATAAGGAAGAGTGCTTTTTTCGTTGAATACAATCGCCCGGATAGCCATTAGCCTGTGACCTCAATGCTTGACACATCAACAATAATATTTGATGTGCTGTCGTTGTTTGCGAAGATCATGCGGATGTTGTCATTTTGCGAGAGAGGTATCAAAGCACCTACCGGAACGCTGGTAGGCGACGTGTTATCCGTTATGGCGCGGGATTTGTATAGCCCCTGATCTGATCCTGCGCCTGTCCAGTTTTTCGCTATCCTCACCTCAAGCTCATCAGATCCGCCGCCGGTTTTTTCGACCGTTGCCCTACCTATTATCTGGGCCTCAATATCCTTTTCGCCAATATAAGTAATTACCCCATCTGTCCCAACACTAAACCTGTCTTCAATGTCAGAACTCCAGCTCACACCCCCGGCCGTAGGGACGCCGATTTCGTAAAAATCACCAGTTACAGACACAGTGATTGTTTCTGCACCTCCGTCGAGGTAAACATCTGATGCGTTTCGGCTGTTTGCGATACTGGCGTTGTCTTGTATCTCCCAGCGTATATCATTAGGCAAAACATTAACTGTGGGCGTCATTCCTCCTGCGAAGAATCCGCCGTTAATCATCCCAAGGAATCCAGTGGGTACGTTACCGCTATTGGCCAAACCGCTTATTCCAACAGCCCCAACCGGGCCTTGGCAAGCGAAGTCTGTGAAATCCCAGCCACCACTCACTGATGCTCCAAGATCAATTCCAACAAACGCTGGGTCTGTGGTGACAATAAGTAATTTGAAGATGGAGGCGACAAGGCTGCTTGTTCCAGAAAAACTAATGCCATCATTCACTCCAATAGCAGAGGACTGAATAAAGTTAACGCCGCCATATTCGTCAAAGGTGCCTATCTTCCCAAACCCCTCTATATCACAGAAGTTCAAGGCAAATACTTGCGTGCCGCCAACGGTTTCGGTGAAATTAAAGTATTGTGCGGCGGTGTTTGTGCAAGAAAGCCCAATGCGGTCAGCGATAAAATCCACGTCCGTTCCGATAAAGGCATCGCCCGAGCCGGTGTAGGTGTGAACAATCCCCCTTTGGTTCATGCCGGTGTAAACCGTGCCATCTGCGCAGACAATAGTTTTTGATGTCGTTAGGTTATTTTGGAGCCAGTATATTTTCCCAGCCTCCAGGGTAATCGTGCTGGCGTCCTGAATGGGGAAGTCGGATTCTTGAGTGATCGCAACAACATTGGTTAACGTAGAACCATACAGCTCTGTAAAGTTGTCGTTCGATTTATCCATTGCATCGCGCCAGGTGTCCCCAGTGCGGTCATTTGCAGCGGCACCAATGTTTATTATTTGTTGTGGCATATTAAGCCTCAGTCATATCCACAGAAAGCATCGTGGTATCTACAGTAAATCCAGTTTCGTCAGAGGTAAGGAAATTCCCACTTCCGACCTGCCTTTGTAACTTAGTGATGAACGCGAGCGCCAGTATATCACTCCCGGTGTTTTCACTTTCTACAACATCCCCAGTATCAGCCGTTAGCTCAAGATCGCGCTTCAAGGACAGATAGTCCTCAATCATGCGATCTGTCCATCCAGGATTAGCTTCTTTCACATCCCGGTAGGTCAGAAAAACCTGTTCAAATTCTGACTTGGTACTAGCCATAACTGATCCGGCAATTGGAGAATGCCAATCTTTCCCGTGAAGCGGCTCTCACCTTCACAGATGCCCAATCCCTCACATACCCGAGCCGATAAGCGATAAAACGCTGCATGTACTGATATTGGTTTCCATAGGTTGCCCACCACTCCTTGCCGAAGGTCACTCCATCGTAAGTCAATGAGATAGCACAAGTAACATGTTCATCGTTTACTTGATGGCCTGGGATTATCTCTAACTCAAGTTCATCAATACTTCCCGTTTCAATATAGAAAAACGGGGTGAACAAAATAGATTCGACAATCTCCCCGTATTGAGTGCCACCAGTCTTATCTAATAAGCCGAGTCGATTATCTATGCGATCCCCATAAACCCACTCAGATATTCTGGGATCATACACTCCATTAACACCCCTCCATCTGTCGCCAGACAGCCCGGACTGAACGATTGTCCACGCATCCCTAATGCCCCTTTCCTTGGCGATAGTGGCGTTGTACAGCAACGTATGGCCAGGTAACTGCACCACAATAAACCTGTCTCTGTCCTCAACCCTTGTCTCAAGGATAGCGGTAGACAATTGGCTTTCGGTGTATTCAGAAATAATCTTGTCCACTTCGCGGGTGGCAATGCTTTGGTAGGTTCCCGCAGATATGACGTGCAGACTTACCGATTCTTCTCTGCCGCCGCCCAAAATATAGAATGACCCCTCCAGCTCAGTCTCGCAGTGCGTACCAACCACACCAGCCTTTACGGCCTTACCTTGGATTCTCTGAAAGGCAAAGTTCTCCGTGGCCCGGTTGATAAAATACTCAGTCGAATAACGACCAAATACAATAACCTGGTTGTCTGATGTGGTATCCACCGCAAGAGTGGGATCAGGGTCAAACTCAGCCGTAGCGAACTGTAGCGGCTCTATCTCAGACTCATTGGTTAAGTTAGTGTGGTAAACAAATTCACCATCAGTGAGAAAGTAATAGCCATCAATCCATGTTATATCAATGGGGTTACCAAGGTTTGGATCAGTAACCTGAGAAAAAGTACCGTCGTTTTGCACAAGGTACATATTCCCACCGGATACAACAGCCTGAGAATTAAACGAGTGGGTTAGTGATGCCTGAGAAGACCCTAGAACACTGCCAACTGTGGTACTTTCTCCATTTTCGTCTATTGTCACCAAGCTATTGCCGGATACACGATAATGCCTGTTCTGGCGCTCGTTCCAATAGCCGCCTCGATCAATGCCAACAGATGACCCGAACTCAGTCAAACCAGGATGCGAAATCAGATAACCCGCAGACCTGAGAAGTGGTTTTGACACTGCCGTAAAATTAACCGGGAGAGAATCCCGGTAATCTGTATTGTTAGCGACTTTGTCGCCCTTAATGATAGGCAGGTCAAGGTAGGGCATTAGGTCGGCTCCCTTACCTCAGTTAACTCAAAGAATATCTGGCGCTTCTCAACTCTGCCTTCAGATGTGGTGGCCTCAATAAACACCAAATAAGTCCCCGCTGAATTTTTGGAATTACCATCAGCTCTGACCCGATAGTTAATATCAGGGGACCCCAAGGACTGGGAAAGTATGGTTAACCCGCTATCGGCCTGCAGAACGTATGAGGCCAACGTCTCCCCATCATTCAAATAGGCGTCAAAGTGCTCGGTAAAGTCGTTTATATCCCCTATGTCCATCTTGTTTGTAGCGCAAGAGAGGGGAGCTTCATCTTGGGGGCGATAGTATCTGTTCCAGCGGTTGTAACGCAGTGTACTTCCAGAGCCCCTCGGTTGTCTGCGCGGGTATTGGACTTGCCTTACCTGTGCGGTCGCTGAGGATAGGTTAGACAGAGATTGACTGGCCTGTAACTGCAGGGTGGCGGGAACGGCCTTATTAAAATCAGGAATCAACCGGACAGCAAGGTTGGTGGAAAACGCCTGCTTAAACCCTCGCTTAACATTTGTTGGAGAGTTAGGCTGCGGGTCGTCCTCAAAATTATAATTTGTGCATATATTACGAGTTGCCCACTCTGCGGCCATATCCTCTAGGCGAGAAAGGGCAACCGTTAAATCCTCTGGAGTCGGGTCTACCGTCAGCCCGGATATTCTAAGCTGGCTGTACGCATCATTGAGAATATCAATCTTGTCCACGTTCGGTCAGCTCCACTATAAGTTTGGCTATTCGACGTGTTTTATAATCTTCGATTCCAGCCTCTTTGGCAATCGCTCTAACCTCTTTATTGCTCAAGGCACTAAAATCCACACCACTGGTCGATTCATCCGTTTCCGAGGCGTTTGTCTGATAAAGCTCTGACGGGTCTTTCACATACCCATTTTGCAGGTAGTGATCCATGGATTGTGGGCGACAGTTGATAATTGAGCACTTAACGCCCCGAACCTCTACTTCATCGCCTTCTTTGTATAGCTGAATGGCCATAGAAACCTCAAAAAAAGAGGGAGGTTTTTACGCTCCCTCAAGGGGTCGGGGGTGTGTTACCACCCCCTATGGGGGTTAGGCGGTAATTGCCACACCGTTTGCGGATGGGTTCGCATTCGTGAGACCGTACCAAGTGAACAAACGGCACTTGAATGTCAGGCTATCAATGTCGCCATCATAAGCCATGTACATTTTTTGGCCGTTGCTCATGGTAGAGCTGATTACCTTCATGCCGCCGAACTCGTTCAACAGCTCAATGGGCGCGTCACCTCCGGTAACTTCCAGAGACTTCTTGCACCAGAAAGCGTTGATCTTGGCACTCGCATCGGTATTGAGACGGTTAACGTCTGCACCGCTCGTAATTTGAGTGTCAATGTTGGCGTAGGCTTTTTCCAGGTCGGTCAAACCAGCATCATCCAGCGCAATAGGCTTAGGATAAACCTGCAGGGTTGTACCGTCTGGAATAGCAACAACAGTGAATGTCATCGGCTGCCCGCTGGGGTTCTTGTCAGCTAAACCGATTGACTGAACATCAGTGCCACCGTTGGAGAACTTAACCTTATCGCCTACGTTGTAGCCCACAGATGATGTGACCGGGATAGTACCCAGACGATAATCGACGTTAGTCACCACGCCTGTCGCACTTACTGATCCGCCTTCGGGCTTCTCAGAGATTGCAGCGGTAGTGGTAGTGGCCGGGTCAGCACCACCGACCAGGTTGGGCAGGAACGAGCCGGTGTAAACATCAAACTCGGCAACATTCTGACCGATTTGGCCGGTTTTCCAGGTTTGTTCCGGGCGACCTTGCAGGGTCTGCCGTGCAGCCAAGTCTTGGCCAAACTTCAGATTATCCCGATCATTCAGAACAAAGTAGCGCATATCATCCGCCACCTGGCGCTCATTCAACTGTGCTTGAGCTTCGGCGATAAAGTCATATCCGCTAAGCGCGGTGCTGCGATAGAAGATAGAGCCTGTATCACGAACTAACTCAGCCAATCGCTTGTTAAGCTCAGTGGCTTGGCGCATGCCTGACTGCTCGCCTCGACGCTCCCAAAAACGCATGTCGCGCAAATCATCTGCGCGCTGCTCAAAGAAGTCATTGGCAGGCGTTCCGAGGATCGCCGGGTAGGTTTCCTCGATGATGTCGGTTTCTTGGCCTGTTAAATCCCATCCGTTGATGATGGGGGCGTGTTGTTGAACCGGACGCCATACAAAGTTGTTGGCATTCTGCATATCAGCAGAACTTGGCTCAAAATGTTCTACGAGATCAAGCAATTGCATTTGATGCTCGTAGGTTTCCAGAGTCTTCTCAAAAAGAACCTCTGCGATCTTACCTGTGGAAGCCATCGTGACTTACTCCTGTTTCTGTGGCGTTATGCCTTGGAATCACCAAGCAGAAACATCAATACCGGCTTTTTTCGCCTCTCGCCGAAGGTTAAACCGCTCCTGAACATTCCCAGCCTTATCCGCTGCCTTGTATTTCTTTCTCAAGGCTTTGGCAACTGAGCTTTCGGAAGCATCACCTTTGATGGTAGCTGCCGGTCTTGGTGCCCTGCTAACTCTTTGCTGAGGATTGGCTACTTTGCTGGTGATCTTTCCAAGATACAGCATCGCTTGCATCCCGGATGGATCGTTAATAATGGCAGATTGGAGTCCGTTTAAAGCGTCTTTGTTTCGGCCAATGTAGTACATGACCTTTTCCGACCCTTCGCCCATCACCGAAATTAACTGCTCTGCGATCAAATCCCCCTCGTTTGGCCTCACAGCCTCAATAGCTGTGCGAACCTTACGGTCGGAGTCTTGATACAAGTCAGCATTAATTCCTGCCTCTTGAACCAGTTTGGCCGCTCTCTCATAGTGCTGATCAACAGCTTGAGTCACCTTGGTTGCCGCTTCGGCTTGCTGCTTTGTGGTTGCAACACTCTGCTCCCGCTCCGCCAGCTTCGCCTCCAAACGCTTGTCATTCCAAGCATCTAGGGCGGCATCGTAAGCATCATCGTCAAAGTCAAAGTCCTCGCGCTTTGGTCGAGGGGGTAATTTGCTTTGAGTTTGTTGATTGCCACCCTTGAGGGTTTCAATCTGCTTTTTCAGCTCCTCTAACTCGCTGTTGTGTTGTCGTTCCAGCTTTGCACGTAGCTTGCGTTTTGCTGCTGCTATGTCGCTGCCTGTGAACTCAGCACCGTCTGATGTCTGTTCATCAGATTGCATCCACGCTTCTGTTTCGGCCTCAGAACTTTCCTCCTTACCATCTTCCGCAAGATCGTCGGATTCCTGCTCTTCTTCCTCCACCGCTTCGGTTTCGGTTTCTTCTGCTTCGGTTGCGGTAACTTCCGCAGATTCTTCCTCAGCCTTGGCGTTTTCAGCCTTCAGCTCTTCCAGAGTTTTCATCCAGTTTTTCCTCGCACTGTAACGATAGCCTTGTGTTACTCCACAAGTAGAGTTTGCGTTTTACCTGTGCCGCCTCAGTATGAAAGCTGTCTTGTGGCTCTGGCTCTCAATCCTTGACCAACTTTGGTCATATTTTCGATTTGCTTGCCAAATGCCTCAATATTCGTTTTCTGTATATTCGCCCCAGCCTTTTGCGCGTCAACCTGGGCCTTCATTCGCCCGGTTTGGGCTTCAAATCCGTCAATCTGTGTCTTGGTCTCGTTATTGACAATATCTGCCTGAACCTTAACCGCTTCGCGCTGCTCTCTCGCCATCGCTGCTTGACCTTTCAGCACCTCAGCTTGAGCAAGAACCATATCAGCAGAGGGTTGTTGTCCTTGTTGCTGGGCCTGTTGAACAGCCAGCATATCTTCCTCAGTTTCTGGCTCTCTCAACCCCATTAATAGCAATTGCCTATTAGCATACTCCCTTACATCGTCAAATTCTATGCCATCCATTAAACGCAATTGTTTCATGCGAAGAATGTTAGTCATTGGGTCGTCGGGAGCCATGCCACTAATCATCATCCCTAATTGTTCGACAGTTTGCTCTTTCTTGCTGGAATAGGACGGCCCAATCTCAGCGAATACATCAAATTCCACGTTGGTCAGATCGTTAATGGATACCGGTTCGCCAGTTTCACGGTCAATTACCGTCTCCATAATTTGGACGGTTTTCCGAGAACCATCTTTCGCAGTCAATGTAACCTGGCGAGGCGCATCGTAAACCTCACTGGCCATAGACGCATAAACCTCAGCATCGCGGCGTTTGGCGTGCTTTAAATTATCCTGGTAAATCATTGATTGCTGGTCAATGCGATTCTGCAACGCATAAATGGCTTTGCCTGACATATCTGGGTCAGCCACATCTTGTGGAATTCCGGGGTTTGCCACATCCTCGACAGCTTCCCGGCTTAATGCGATCGACTGAGCCAAAGCTGTTGGCATAGGCTGCTCTGGCATTACCCCTACGGGGCCTTGGGGAAGAGACTCACCATTTGCTGTAAGCCGATTTTGCAGTAGGTAGGGGTAATTGTTGTCGGCCCCACTTCCCTCATACATGGGCTCAAAGCCTTGGATTTGCTCTTGGATGAAAATAGGTTTCGGTCTCGGTGACCGTGAAACAATGTCCGCAAGGTAAGACATTTGGAAGTTTCTGAGGCGTTGAGGGTCTTTGGCTAATCGGGTCACACCCTCGTAGCTTTCCTCACCCTCAACAAATGCCCTTTCCCCATAAGTGGGAATGACCGGGATATTCTCACCAGCAATCACATCCTCAGAAAGAATCTCAGCACCAGACGCAATGTATTTGGTTACCTGCCATCGCTCTATTACTTTTTCAGACTCAACGCGATACCCTGCGTCAATCATTTCATCCATGATCTGCGTAAGATCGGATTCCCTGAGTAGTAACGGCTGATCAAACGGGTCAACCATTGTTAGAACTTTATCTTTGACCTTCGCCCGGTGGTAGAACTCCACCACATAAACCTTGGCATCTTCTGCCATCCATGGAAAAACATAGCTTTCTTCTGGGAAGGCAAAGGAGCCGTCAATATCGGGATCAGGGTCGCCGGTTAGGTCGGTGACAAGCTGTTTGTAACCATCTTGAGAATAAGCGTGAAGCACTGACACATAATCAGCATCGGATTTATCCAGTAGTTTGGCATTAGGGTCCCAGAAGCAATTATTGTTGGCTTCGTAAATCGGTCGTCTACGGATAACTTGGTTAGAATCTCCCGCTCGTGTCGTCTCATAATCAGTGTGAAGAACCCACGCCCCCACCCCACACACCACAGCCTCGGCGCTGGCGTTGTCATAAGCCTCCATGCTTGAGTTATAGCGCTCATCGGATAAATACAATCCATCCAACAAGTCAGCCCCATCTTCTCGGCTGGTAGCTTTAGGCTCAAAGTTTATAGATACGGGGCTATTGCGAAGGTCAGAAAGAATTTGACGGCCAGCTTTACGGAGGACGTTAAATTCCCCGCGGTATTGAAGCTGTGATTCACCAAGTAGGTTATCATCCCATTGGGTCACCCAATAAAACACCATGTCGTCCGCAGCACGCTCGCGGGTTATCTGCCCATGGTCATAAGCCTTGTCATGCAGGCGCTTTAATTCCTGTAAGTCCACTATCGTCTACCCATGGCTTTTATTGGTTTTGGCATGTAAACAACCTGCTTACGGTTAAGGTCGCCACGCCTAACAGCAAAACGCCGCATCATATAGGCGTAACGGATGGCGTCTAGCATATCATCTCTTGTCTTGACAATCTTTCCTTTCTCATCCCTATGGTATTGACGCCATTCATCCATTAGGTCTATTTGGCCCTTGAATATCTTTAATCTTCCAGTTCTGGCGCGGTCAAGCAACTCATAAATTCCATTCTCTACAGAATTGCCGCCACCTTTCATACCCCCTTTACCATCAGGGATTTGAGGCCATGTGGCATGCTCTGGCAGCATTCTAAAGCCAGCGGTTGCGTAATGATCTTTTTGTTGGGCAGTCACATCACGACCCTTCTCATGCATCAGTCCATCATGGGGCCACGCCACTGGTACATTATCACTCCATGCCTTCACGGCTCCCCATGCGTCATTAGCCGACACCTTACTAGCCTTCCATGAGTTAGTGACATAAACCACATCGGCATCCAGGTCTATCGCTAGTTGAACGTGGGCTTGTGGGTGGTCGTAGCCAAAATCCATACCGTTGATAACCAGCCAATGAGCAGGGATATCAAAACGATCACACAACACCATTTCATCGCCAATGTCATAAATTCTGCCATGGCCAAGCATTGGTACGCCTTTAGTCCGCATATCGCGCTGGTGCTCTGGGTACTGAAGCAATAAGCGTTCACGCTTCTCAGGCGTCATGTGGGGCGCATCATCCCAGCCTTTCATCATAAAGAATTGATCTGGACTGGGGTCATCCATGAACTTTATAACCAGATCGGTGCGGCCATTCTCTGGGGTGAAGGTGTAAATGATCCTCCCCCCTTTCCCTTTATCTCCATTGATTGTCCGGGTCAATACCTGGGGACGGATGGTCTGATCTCTGGGCTCCTCGTCAATATGAACCCAATCAACCACGTCGCCCATAATGGCGTGTTGGCCTTGGGAGTAAGACCAAAACTGAATAACTGATGTTCCGTTGGTGCCGTGCCTAACCCTAACTGTTCTCATGGCATTTGGGGTTCCAGTAGCAGACTCCCAGCTTACAAT